CGCACGACCGATTAGTATTAGTCCGCTAAATGGATTACTCCGCTTACACGCCTAACCTATCAACCCGGTGGTCTCCCGGGGGTCTTTAGGGAGCTTGCGCTCCGGGAAACATGCAGCTTCTATTCAACGTCTCCCCCGCGGAGCGGCGGCTCCTCCATGGCCTCGGCCAGAGCCGCCTCCAAACCCTCCTTCACTCCGTCTACCAGACCGGGCACCGATCGCCGGGTCTGGACATCCAGTAGAAGCAGCTTGAGCTGCTCCTGTAGAACTTCTATCTTCTTGAGAGCGAGTTGGTCCTCGGTCCCGTACTCCACGTCCTCGTCCTCCTCCCCTTTCAGAAAGGCGACCACGAGGGGCTTCGACAGGAGCGAGTCTGTTGCTCTGTGCAACTTCTGGCCGTGCTTCACCAGAAAGTCCAGATACGCGTCCAAATCCTTGCGCACCGTAGACTGTCTGCTGGCGTCTGGCAACACGGCCAATCTCACTATCTTGGAAATGGCTTCTTGCGTCTCCGGAAGGAGCGCCACCAAATCGTAGGCGGATGTTTTCGACATGTTCTTTGATACGAGGGCCCACTTCCCCATCGACCACGGGACCGCCGTCAATATCCAGCGTCTCCCGGTAGTCACTCTGTGCTCCACGCTCGATCGTGGGCAGGGACCAGGGACTGAAGCCATCCGATCTCAAGCTGGATTCAAACAGTGAAATTGTATCAACTGTTATCCCAACACGTGCTGCAGCACACGCGGTCATGAGATCTCGATCGCCATCAGCCTGGGGCCAAGCGCCGCCACCCTGTGTCAACCAATACGGCTTTTCACGGTTTGCACACTTCCTGGTTTTCCTTTGCTCCTCAGCCGACCCATGTTTTATATAATAGGATCGGATGGCTCGAGCGTAGGGACCGGTGATCGGTGATAACCTATCGGTCACTAAATAACCCTCGAGCCTGTCCAGGGCTGCATCAGCCAACGGAACATTAGGATCTCTCATAGTCAGGTGCAATTTCCGCCAGGTCCTCAAAGGGTCCTGGAATGATGTATTAGTGGTCAACGGACTTGGGAATACCCGTGCCAGGAACACTACCCCCGTGTCCTCATGGCACTCCTCTATCTTAACAACGAGACCCAGTTGTTTTGCCACCTTATCAATCTTCGACTTCAATGCCAAATCAGATAGACCATCATCACCGAACTTGAGCCCAATCAGGGCAAAAGCCTGCTCGGGACTCAGATCCGGGAAGGTCTCACGTATCGCGCAGTACTCCACGAAGGCGGAAGCGGCCGTGTTGAGGTCACAAGTGGTTGGTGAACCACTCTTCACTCCCACGCCGGCATCATATTTCCACCCAAACAGCTTGGCCCGTGCGGGACAGCTTATCATCATCGAGCAAAATCTCCTCAGTTCTTCACTACTGGGGAAATAACGCAAATACAAGGCATTCATCACGCATCTCTGCATCCAAGCCGACACAGTTCCATCCAAGTTTGAAAAATCAGTCTCGCATATGCGATCCAACGCAGCACGAAACTCACAGACCGCCCTGGATAACTGCTCTGGAGTCCTCCCGGGCATAAACCAATGGTTATTGTGCTCTGCATGGAACACCTCATCACGAAACCTCAAAGTGTACTTGGAGAAGTGGACAAGGAATCTGATGTCGTGGAACGACGATATTATTCTCGCGGGCTTCACACCGGGCTCATTCTTGAGGAAAGCCTCTATCAACGGTCTTGGCGGCATATCCACAGTCTCCCATATCTGCTTTATGGCCAACGTCTGCGATGGTTTGTCCAACAGTTCGACCACTTCGTCCACCTCATACGGAACACCGACTCCAGCGACCGGCACGACGAGCTTCACGAACTCATCAGCGTATCCCTGGATCTTACGTCCCGGCATCTTTGGATTATGGACAAGCGCGACCCTCTCATCTATAGAAATGGAGAGCGCATCGCTACGTTTTACCATCGGCAACATCGCCTCATCAGAAACTATGGGGTTAGAGTAGACTCTGCCACTAACCTGGGGCATATCGCATTGCAATGCGGCTGGCCAGTGAGCCTGGGGTTCTGATGGTTTTCCCAGGCGCGGAGACAAATCTCCGTTACTCTTGGTCTTCCCAGCATGGAATTGCCCGAATAAAGCGGTAATCATCGGGTCTTTGTAGCCCATGCCTATCATCTTAGCTGTAACCGACTGTGCCGTTGACATGCCCATCAACACATCGAAGTGGGCTTTCGGTAAAGTCATCGACACATCCTCCCCCTCCCTGCCTATGTTGATATTCAATTCGCCACCACTATCAACATACACCACACTATTCCAGCCAGGCCTGACGTTGCTATTATAGCGATGTCTTTCAAGCCGTCGTGCGTGCATCTCTGTATCTGCCCACCCAAGAGACCAGGCCTCGAAAGCGGGCAACACCCAAACCAGCACCCGATCCGGGCAAGCCACCCAGGGGCGCGCGTGATGTACCTTGAGATACACCAATCGGCGTAGACCCAGACAGCCAAGGACGAAATCAGTATAGGTACGTGCTTTAGCCCGAACTTCGAGAAATTCGCCCGCAGCACACCAGTCCCAGACCTGATGGATCCAATTGCCACCGCCGCTGACCTCATAGTGGACGTTGTTTCCACATATACGGTACCGACTATCGCCATCGGCACCTGCCACACTCTGTGGATTGAATGTGTAGAAAATGGCAGGGAGACCTTCAGCCAATAATTCCTCAATATCCTCAATATAGTAATCAACATCGATTCCAACAATGATCTGCTTTTGGTTAGGAGCCCTGTTATCGAGACTCGCATGCAGGTCAGCAGCCGCGTAATGTTGGTGTAAACGTGGCAAATCGTTGCCCTCGATGCTGCGAGCAGCTGCGGAGATCTCATACTTGTCAGCGCCGAAACTACGAACCGCGCTAGTGATGAGCTCTCTCGCCTGATCTCGCGTGCCACCTGATACAGGGTGTCCATTATCAGACAATCGGGGCTGAACCGGTACTATATGATTGAGTGGGAACCAAGGTACGCTTATGTCACTCCTCGTCAAATTGATCAAAGCTCGTTGAATAGCTCTAATCAGGGGGTTGGCGATTGCAGTTCGGTAAGGTCCTAGAACGAAACCGCTGACCCAACGCGCAAACCTTAACAAATAGGGAAAGGCAGCTGAACTCAACGCAAAGGCTCCAAGCAATTTCAGTAGCCTACCAGAGTTGAAGAACGTCAGGGAATTCATCACAATCGC